TAGTTGAGGTGAAAAGAAACAGATGGGTGATTTACAGAAAAAAAAAGGTGGTAATTCAGACCACCGACAAACGAGTAGCAATGAGGATTATGGAGAATGGCACACACAATAATTGATGATTGGAAAATAGTACCCCGGCTTATGATGCTAGCGGTTACGGTTTTAACTTACCAGTCGGTGCATTGGTACATGGGACTTGAGGAACCTACCAATGGGCAAGCTGGACTAGTGTCTGTGTGCATGGGCGCACTCACTGGTTGCTTTGGTATCTGGATGAACAAGGAAGCGAACAAATGATTGGAATTGTAAACAGCCTAAGTGGTTTAGCCAAGAGTTACATTGATGCAAAAACCGCAGTTAAAATTACAGAAGCAGAGATTAAAAAGAAGCAGCTTACCGGGGAAATTGATTGGGAACAATCTGCGATTGAGGCTAGCAAGGATAGCTGGAAGGATGAGCTTTGGACACTTGTGTTTGTTGTTATCCTTGTTGCTAATTTTATTCCTTCTCTACAAGAAACTATGGCACGAGGATTTGCCAACCTTGAGACTACCCCCCTCTGGGTTCAATGGGGGATGTATGCGTCCATTGCCGCCTCGTTTGGAATAAGAACTATGAAAGGCTTTGGAAAATGAAACAGAACTTTGATCAATCACTAGAAATGTTATTGCATCACGAAGGGGGATACGTTTGGCATCCTGAAGATCCGGGCGGTGAAACAAACCTTGGTGTTACCCGCGCAGTCTATGAGCAATGGGTTGGGCGTCAGGTCATGGATGGCGAGATGAAGAGACTGACAGTTTCAGACGTAGCTCCTATCTACAAAAAAAATTATTGGGATAGAATACGGGGTGATGACTTACCCTCTGGGCTAGACTTTGCGGCTTTTGATTGGGCGGTAAACTCTGGCACAGGTAGGCCAGCCAAGGTCATTCAGAAGTACATTTCAGCAAAACAAGACGGGGCAATCGGGCCACGAACCCTAGCACTCGTATCCGAAAATGATCCGTCAGATATGATTCAGTATTTGTACGAACAACGTCAGAAGTTTTACGAACGACTAAAAACGTTTGAAACATTCGGTAAGGGTTGGACAAGGCGGAACCAAGAAACATTAAAGGCAGCAATGGAGATGGCTAATGGCTAAGAAAAAAGGTTTGTGGGATAACATCCACGCTAAAAGAAAAAGAATTAAGGATGGTAGTGGCGAGAAGATGCGTAAGCCGGGAAGCCCCGGCGCACCTACCAATAAAGCGATACGCCAAAGTCAAGCGAAGCCTAGGCGACGCTCGACAATGGCAAAGATGAGTGCTTAGATAATACGAATACCTCTGGGGGTGTATGGCATAACCTCTATCCACCCTCTTTTCTGTAGACTTTTAAGTAAGTTATGCACATTGCTTTCAACTCGCTTGTTAAGTATTACCTGACCGTCAATCTTACCTTGTGCTATTTCTCGTGTAGAGGGAAACACTCCGTAAGTTTTGTGGTACATTCGTAGAAACTCAAATACCTGTTTTTGTTTTGCAGTTAATCCTATCTTATCCATTTTCTTTTTCCTCAACACCTAAGCTTGCGTTGTACGCAATGCGTTTTTCTTTCAACTCTTTAACCATATCTTCGGGTAGAACTTTAAAAGTCTCTATGTTCTCTTGTTCTAGCTCTTTCATTTTGGTACGACGAAGTGCCGGAGTAATAGTAGAAGCCCTACGAACTGCTAACAGTAAGTCATTATAAGCATCCATGTAATTGAGTGGATCTTGATAAATTGTTGGCTGTTTATTTGGAACACAAAGCGTAAAGCTTTCTGCAACAACAGGTTCACGTTTCTCCGGCACGACATTTTCTAGATACTTGTCGAAGATTGATCCAGTTGGCTCTTCTTCTTTTTCTGGCACAACTTCAGCTTCTTCTACCTTTGGCGTGGTCAAAGTCTCTATTGTAGGTGGAGCCACAGATTCTTTCTGAGGAGTTACATCCTTTGGCTCTTCGTAGTCTTGTGCTTCTTCAGCAGAGATAAGGCCGTGTATAACGTCAGGGAAAGCGTCACGGATAGCGTTGCCCCTCGCCCGGTGCTGTAACATTCTCTCCGGGTACGCCTTCCATGTAGGTCTATTTGATAGCCCGGCTTGCTGTGCTTGCTTCATTGAGAAAGTTCTTTTGACTTCCTCAACGCTCCCGTCAGAGTGCTTACGTTTTATAATACAAGTAGCGACCCCGCCCTCTTGTGTTTCACTTACCCCAAGACACCGACTGTCGGCACGAACCATTGCGAGTAAAGCATCACCATACATTGAGGGCTTACCATTTATTACCGCTATTGATTGGAGCGCCTGAAGCGGTGCAAGACCACACTCCAAACCCCATTGTATTGCAACAAAACAATTAGCGGGTTTGCCCTGATAATCCTTTGGAACTAAAAATGACTTGCTCAATTTTTCTGCAAACAATTCCATCTCAGTTATTGTCGTCGGCACAAGGCTTTGCCGAGTGGTTACAATATTATTCATTGCTCGTTTCCTTTATCGTAAATGACAAGGCTTCATAAAATTCACCCGTGCCAATAGATTGTTTTTTTTCTTTTGTTTGTGTTGCTGCTTTGATCTGATAGCCGGGAATACTAGCGTACTCGACGCCAAGGCTATCCAGTGCAAGAGTGATGGCAAACTTCACTTCGTCTTTAGTTTTTTTCCATTGCCGTTCTTCACCCGCTGCTTTGTGATAATCTGCACACAACTGTTGAAGGTCTTGGTTACTCTCCGTAAGCACCTCAGTTATATCAACGTATTCAGGTTTATCTTTTTCAGCTATGGGCGGGTACTCGCCGTCAGTCTTTACTAGCTCCCAAAACTCAGCGTAAGCATCAACCATTCTCTCGACTAGCTGGGCATCCCACAGGATTGGATACAAGTGCAGACGCCCCTTCTGGCACATGCACGCTATGATCGCCCAAGACATTTCAGCGCAAAACATTTGATGCATGACCTGAATAACCCACTCAGGTTTTGGTTTGTCGTGATGATAAAAGTCCGTCTTAATTTCAACGATACCTTGACCATGTACGGTAACATTATCTCCGTCTACTTTTGGTAACGTTAAAGGCTCTGTCAGTTCAATGATTCTATCTATGCTTGACGCAACACCTAGACCTTCCCGGCGATAGGCTTCAGTCGGTTCAAACATTATAGCATCACCTCCTGACAAGCGTTCGATTTCTTCGTTAGCCAACGACGCAACTCCAGATTCAAGGTGTGTCCCACGACGAAGCGCAAACTCATTCCGCACTTCGTTTATAGTCTCAACCCCCGCCCTAGCTAGCTTGTGTTTGCGTAAAACTTCATGCCGTGTTTGGAAGCTGGTTTGATGTAAAACAATCGCACCCGCTTCGCTGCTACCTATTTCGTAGCCAGTTTTAGTAAGTTTTGGCATGGTTTAGTACCCTTGTGCAGCCGCACAAGTGTCGTCAATTGCACACCCAATATAGAACAGACTGTACAGTGAAAGCAGAAACAACAGAAAGAACAGAGTAGCCAGTGTCTCCTCTAAAACCAGTCTCGCCTGACTGTTCTGTTTTACAGAAGTTACTGTTAATACTGGGATAATATATATTATGCGAAAAACCTTTACAGGAAACGCGATAAGTTTTTGTAATAAAAGCATAAGCCCTTTTTCCTTGTTTTGTGCAAACCCTAGACGCAATTTTTAAAAGACCAGACTACACCTTTGGTGTCTGTGCGGCCTCGTAAATGCTAAGATTTTGCTCTTCGTTTAAATCGTCACGCGCAAGTAATTCAGCGTGTCCGTTGCGGTCAGTCCAACCTTGATCAGTAATTTCCAAATGTTCCGCACCGCGAGATCGCGGGTCTTGTGGCCCCATTACGGCAAACCTTCCGTTAGCTACTGTTATGGCAGTCTGTGCATACATACACTTATCAGCATGGCGCGACGAGTTTCCTTTACGGATCTCTTCTAGGCTTTCTAATAGCTCTGTAAACACGACTATGGATTTATTCAGGTGATCTATATGCCACATGGGGACATCGAGGCGACGCTTAAAGCGCATACGCCCCGCCCTAAGATGGTCTATTGTAGCATTAGACTTTCTACGTTTATTACGGTTTTGTTTGGTCATTATACTTCTCATGTTTCTATATTGTACCTGTTTCATTTTGATATCAACACCTAGTAACTCGACATTTTTCACCAAGCTACTCGGCGTTTTTTATTTCAGCAGCATCAATTAAATTTTTCAATTCCCAAATAGCTGTAGCAACTGTTCTCATGCTTTTTTGATGGCATTGATAACGTACCCACGCAGAGTAATTATTGTAACATTCCAACATCTTATCGCTTGCCATCATTGTTTGCTTTGATCGTTTGTCTTCTGTCGTAATAATCCATCCAGCTTCTTTACATTCCTTCCACATCAAGCTCAAAGTGTCCTTAGAAACGCCAAGTAACTTGGCAAGTTCCTCGTAGGTCATAGGCGTTTTTTCATACCCAGCGCGTACACCGTACATCATAAATCGACGACGATTTGCAGAAGACGTTGAGTATTGTTGTATGCGTCGCTCTTCAGGATCTTGAATAATCCTAGAGTTCATACTTGCGCCAAGTTCATTGTTAAGATTTATCTTGTTCCATTGCAACTCTAACTCTTTGAGCGTCACTTTCATGCTTTCTATGCTTGCCGTATTCATTGTATTACCCTTCCATTCTCATAATGTAATTACGCACACTGGTTGCGTGCCATTCTGTTTTGCGGGCTAGGTCTGGATTACGACGCTTTGCTGGCGTAGTGATTTGCATACGATTAAGCTCACGGGCTATACCTCTGTAACTTAATCCTTTTTCTCGTAGGTTTTCTATGATGGGCCACAGATCAGCAGCCCTTTCGTCGGCTTGTTTCTTAGCTACATCGTTGCCGAGCTTTCCCGATTCGGCTAGCCCGTCGTGTACACCGAGCTTTGTAATGACCCGGCCTGACTTAGCTAGATAGCCCCCCTTCTCTTCTATTTCAGCCTGAATACGGCTCAAAGCTAACTTAGTACGAACGCGAATTTGCTCACGTTCTTGCTTTGCAAACATGGCTTTGAAGCCAATCGTTTTCTCATCAAGAGTTGGGTCATCGACAACAACGAGTTTAATTTTACCCGTGCTTACCTCTTGGTCAAAAAAACGTAATGTCTCCCAATCTCGCCGGGCCAATCGACTAATCGAATAGATAACTAACGTGGCTTTTTCTTTACGACAGTAAGTTAGGCAATCTTGCAAGACCTCCCGGTTATGCCAATCTTCGCCAGAGCTTACCCCCTCTTCACGGAACCACTTAACCTTGTAGTCACCACCGTTTAAATAAACTTTGATGCCGTACTCTTGGTTCGCAACATCTTGTTTATCGGTAGACACACGGACAAAGGCCGCATACTTCCCCGAGTGCGGTATTCCGTGGTCTTCCCTTGTTTGAACTAGTGTCATCACGCTTGTCCTGTTTGCTGAAGTGTCTCTTGGTCAGCATCAAAGAAACCAAATTTCAATTCGTTTCTTAGGTAACTTACAACGCCACGCAAGCTATCACCGTGGTAAACAACGGCGGTAGATGTGCCAGAAACCCAACACATTTTTGGTGGTGCGTCGAATACTATTTCCCAATCATTGTGTGGCCCGTAGCTAACAATATCCATAGTCACTCCATGAAGCTGGCAAATAGATTTTAGTTTTTGGATTGTTTTGTTCATTGTATCCCCTTCAATATATATTATGCGAATAAAAACGATGTTGGGAGCTTGCGCCCCCTAATGTAATTAATTCCACCCTCTGTGATTAACCCCACATATGTCATATATTTCACCTTCGTATTCCCAGCCGTGCTTGTTCAAGCCAACCTTCCACGAGATTTCCCACATACCGCCGCCATCTTCTGTGTACAAAACGCGATGGTTTCCCGGTTCAACATAAAACTCGACGTAATTTGTTGGTATGATTGCCGTGTGAGTTTTCTCTACGTTGTGCAAATAGATTTCCAACCTATGCTTAGTCATTACTCACCCCTCATTTCATCATAAGGAAGTTCACGCCAATCCTCACAACTATCTAAGCCACGATGATTTTTGCCACCCATGTTACCGATGTTGATTGTTCCCCTTGCTCTAAGGAACTTTAAGAAATGTTGGATTTCATTTTCGTGAAACGTTTGAACAAAGCAACGCTTAGACTTTGTCATAACAACAATGTCGGTATAATCAGATATACCAACGTGTTCTATTTTTTGAAGTTGCTCGCAATAAGTCTGTTCGTCTTTAACTTCGTAACCTATTTCGTTGCGCTCTTTAATGCTTTCTATGCTTTCCATAATACTCTCCTTCATTGGTCTTCCTCAAATCTGTATTCCATAGTTTTATCTTGAAGTATTCCCAAACCCCCTGATAAGACGTAGGATTTGATAAACTCACGAAAAGTTTCTGAGCCATCATCAAACTCACTAAAGTAAGACTTCATGGCTTTAAGCTCCCAATCACTTAACTCTATGGTGTGTTCAATTCGTATTTTCATAATTCGCTCCTATAACGTTCTTATTTCATTCCTATTTACAATAGATAGCGCCATGATAGCATTTGTGCAAGTACCAAACGTAACTTTTTTTGCACAAGGTTATTTTTATGAAGACAGAAGTGATATATTTAAGGCTCAATCCAAGCATAAAAGAAGCTGTAAATGTTAAAGCTTTGGATGAAGGCAAGTCTGTAAACCTCTGGTTACAAGACCTTATTTGTAAAGAGCTAGGCTTAGAAGTTGAGCAGAAACTAAAGCTAGTACGAAACGCAGCGGGGCAAGTTGCGTGAAATACAAAGCTAAAAAGGTAGAGCTAGACGGTTATGTTTTCGACTCTATGAGCGAAGCAAAGCACTACTACCACACACTAAAACCACGGCTCGAGGCCGGGGAAATAAAAGACTTGAGGATGCAGCCAGCTTTTCGCTGCGAGATAAATGGGAGGTTAATATGTCGATACATAGCGGATTTTCAGTACATAGATTTAAACACGACTGGTCTTCAGGGTCAGCACGGATGCGTTATCGTGGAGGATGTGAAGGGTTTCAAAACACCAGTCTATCGCCTGAAGAAGAAAATGGTGGAAGCAATACACCTCGGTACAAAGATATCAGAGGTATCTCCACGAGCATATCAGTCAAAAAAGTTCTCGCTGCCATCGCACGCCGTAGTCAAATAGAAATAGATGTATTGGTCGGCCCCAAACGAGATAAGATTATCATGCCGTGGCGACAACTAGCCTACCTTCTCAGCTACGAGATTACGGGCTGCACACTTACACAAATAGGTAAAGTCCTCAACCGTGACCACACATCATTGATGCACGGTATCAAGCAGATCAACAAGCTACGTCAGCAAGACCAGTACGTTGAACATACCTACCGGGAGCTACGTCGTGAATTGTCCTGAGTGCAGCGGAAAGAATACCGTCGTGTTAAACAAATCCAAAAGACGCGGAGAGTTGTTTCGACTCTACTCATGCCCCGCTTGCAAGATAAGGTTTCAAACATCTGAAACACTACGCAACAAACCAGACGACGAAACCTACAACTTCCAACCCAAACAAAGCAGAAATAAATACAGATAAACTATGTCATCAATGTACAATTTCCAGACGTACCGACCCGTGTATGAACGTCCACTAGACCGGGATAACGAGGGGCAACTAGCTCAACTCGTGACCCAGAAATGGAAATGCACCATGTCCAAGCTACGGGACAAGTCAGCGTTCGACTACGCCGCTATCCGTAACGACGACGTTATGGCGTTTATCGAAATGAAAACACGCAAGAACGAAATGCACAAGTACCCCACCTACATGATTAGCTTTACCAAAGTATTTAAAGCCAAGCAGCTTAACCAAGCTCTGCACCTACCCGTATTGCTGATCGTCAAGTGGGCCGACGCCGTGGGCTTTACCTCACTGCACAACTGTAAACCATCCATCAAGATAGGAGGTCGTAAAGACCGTAAAGATCCCGCCGACATAGAACCCGTCGCTCTGATCCCTATCAAAGACTTTCAAAGGATATCAACATGACCAAGACAGTTCCATGCCCTCATTGCGATGGCGAAGGTCAGTACTATGCCGAGGTCGCAGTCGTAGATTACGTCAACGGCGGGTTCTTAGATGAACAACTGGTCGAGTGTGAAGAGTGCAGCGGCTACGGGGAGATAGAGGATGAGTAGCCCGTACAAACTTCCCGAAGGTAATGTCCAAATCAGTTTAAGCGGCGGTAGAACAAGCGCATTTATGTTGCATGAAATACTCTGTGCCAATGGAGACTTGCCAGAACGATGCAAGGTAGTCTTCACCAACACCGGGCGAGAAATGCCAGAGACTTTAGACTTTGTGCAAGAATGTAGTGAACGCTGGCGTGTGCCTATCACATGGCTAGAATATACAAGAGAAAACAACAGCCCAACTTACAAAATAGTGACAAGAGACACAGCGTCGTTAAATGGTGAGCCGTTTACTGAATTGCTGCATTTTAAAAAGTTTATGCCACAGCCAATGAAAAGGTTTTGCACAACAGAATTAAAGATGCTGACCATCAAAAGATTTATGACAAATTACCACAAGTGGGAAAATTGGACGCAAGCGGTAGGTATACGTTTTGATGAAGGTCACCGCTGTAAAGAAACAAGTAATGACAGATGGCAGTACTGGTATCCACTAGCTTTAGCACAAGTAACCAAATTTGATGTAGCTGAGTTTTGGGGGAAACAACTTCAAGCTTTTAACTTTGATTTAATGTTACCCAATCACAGAGGTAAATGCCCCAGTGGAAATTGTGATTTTTGCTTCCTCAAATCAGAAGACACAATAGCTTATATGTTGCGCCATCACCCAGAACGAGCTTCATGGTGGATAAATATTGAAAAAGAAATGGGCTTTCCTTTTCGGTTAGACAGAGACATTGAGAAAATGCAGTCTGATTTAGATAAACAAGGGGATTGGATTTATGACCTAGAAGGTTTCTTTTGCCAAGCAGATGACGGTGAGTGTACGGGCTAATGCTAAAGTCAGAGCTAACACCAGACCCGGTACGCGACGCACCCGAAGGTCACGGCGAGAACCAAAGCCCCGGCGCATACTCCGCACTACCGGGCAGAGCTATAGTCGATGAACGCTTCTATCAGTATCCCATGACAATGGTAGTTCTAGCGCACTGCTGTGGTCACGTTAACTACCATACAGCCATATTCTGGATTAACCAAAGCACCCTCGCCCGCAGAATGAACTGTACACAGCAAGCTATCTCTCAGCATATGCGTAAGCTCGTACAGTGGGGCTACATAGAAAAGATACGCAAAGAAGCTCCTATCAGGCCGTATGGACGCAAAGGAGCAGCATGGCGCGTTATCTACGACCCAAGGGTAAGCCTAGACGAAGCACTCGCTACAATACCCTCAGATGCAGCTACTCCACAGCAACAAGCAGAAGAAGCTAAGAAGACTATGGAACTGGCAACAACAGGACCAAAAGGACAGAAGAAACGGACAAACAAAAACAAGCCCCAGCTTGTAGATGATACACCTAATGATAGCACTAACTACAAGCCCCAGCTTGTGCAAACCCACAAGCCACAGCTTGTTCATAAAGACTTACATAGAACGATAGATAAAGAGATAAATGATATTGATTGTAAAAGATTATGCGAACGATTCAGCGCGGAGATAATGACGAGATATGGAAAGGGTTGGGTGTATGACTTGAGACAGATGGACTTGGCAAAGCAACTGTATCAGCTTGGCTACACTGTCGATAGCTTTGGCAAGGAAGCCGGGTATGTATTGGATTGGTTGGTAAAGAATAACAAGCAGCACCCAGTATCATTGCAGTATTTCATTGCGCGTAAGCAAAACAACAAGAAAGATAAAACAGCAGAGGAGCGTATAAAACACTTAACAAACAAGATGCGAATAAGATAATTGTACAAAGCCCAGACGTTCGGCTAGTGTTTGTACAACAAGACAAGGGGGGGTGTGCGTTGCAAAACAAGCACCTTATGCCCCCCCGCCCCCCAGCGCGTAGTATAGGGGTCACTCAAAAATATTTTGGTAAAAAACATGGAGAAGTAAATGGTTAAAGTAATGGACATAGTTCAGCCCCGTGAGGGCAAGGAAGGGAAGACGTACTGGCAGAAGCTTGGAGTTAAGTTTGTGTCTGATGATGGGAAGGAGAGCATTAAGTTAGATGCTTTACCGTTGCCTAATGAGAGGGGTGAGGTTTGGATGAATGTATTTGAGCAGCGGCCGCGAGAGGAAGCGGGTGCTAGCGGTACTTTTTCTAAGCCTGAATCTAATGATGTGAGTTTATCGAATGACGAAATCCCCTTCTAGTAAGCCGAAGGTTCCCCGTGTAACGCCGTTTGCTACACGGGGGATTACGAAGCGGTTGCGTGGTTCTAAGATAATTTATGAGCAACGCGATGAGTTAGCGATGGACTTGCTGGGTTTGTATTCTGCGAAGGTGACGGATGTGGTGGATATTGTTCATCGTTCGGATGGTTCTACGAGTGTGGACTTGAAGGATGTGGGCGATATTCCTGAGAATGCTTTGAGGGCTATTCGTAAGATCAAGGTTACTCCTACTCGGCATGGTGAGCAAGTGGAGGTTGAGATGATTGACAAGGTAAGGATTGGTCAGATGTTGGCGAAGTCTGCTGGGTTACTGGATAACGAGAAGGAGGTTGATAAGCCGGGTGTGGTGAGCATTGAGATGGTTATGCCGAAGGAGGAAGGTGATGAGTGAGATACCTAGCAGCATGAAGTTGGACTTTTCGACGTCGCCTACGATAGCGAAGTTTTTCAAGAGCAAGGGTTTTGTTCGTGGGATTATGGGGCCTGTGGGTAGTGGTAAGTCTTATGCTTGTTGCGCGGAAATATGGCGCAGGGCTATTGAGCAGAAGCCTAGTCCAAGGGATGGGATTAAGTACACGAGGTTTGCGATTGTACGGAATACCAACCCTATGTTGAGGACGACGACGTTGAAGACTTGGTTAGAGTTGATGCCTGAACACGTTTGGGGTCCGGTAAAGTATTCGCCGCCGATTTGTCATCATATTAAGTTACCGCCTCGTGATGGTGCGGCTGGCATTGACTGCGAGGTTATCTTCTTAGCTTTAGATGACCCGAAGGATGTTAGGAAGCTGTTGTCTTTGGAGTTGACGGGAGCTTGGGTTAATGAGGCTAGGGAGTTACCTAAAGCGGTTATTGATGGTTTGACGCATAGGGTTGGACGTTTCCCGACCAAGGCTGACGGTGGACCTACTTGGCATGGGGTCATTATGGACTCTAATCCAATGGATGATGACCATTACTGGTATCGCTTGGCTGAGAAGGAAAAGCCCCGTGGTAAGTATGCGTGGGATTTTTTTAAGCAGCCCGGTGGTGTTGTGGAAGTAGGCATTGATGAATTGCCCGACACTATGCCCGAAGCTCAAGGGTTTATTCATCAAGCGGGTCGATGGTGGAGAACCAACCCCAAGGCTGAAAACGTCAAGAATTTACCGACGGGATACTATGAGCAGCTTCTGGGTGGTAAGAACCTAGATTGGATTCAGTGCTATGCTCAAGGCAAATACACGTTTGTTCAGGAAGGTAGACCTGTTTGGCCTGAGTACAACGATAGTTTGATGGCGGCTGACCTAGAGCCTGACCCGGAGTTGCCTGTGCATATTGGCTTGGACTTTGGTTTGACCCCGGCGGCTATCTTTGCTCAGAAAATGGGGAACGGTAGATGGCATGTGTTGCATGAGCTTGTGACGTTTGACATGGGGCTAAATAGGTTTGCGGAGATGCTCAAGAGCGAGTTAGAGGCGCGGTTTCCTAGATATGAAACGATGATATGGGGTGACCCGGCGGGTATGCAGCGTGATCAGATATTTGAGACTACGGCGTTTGATCATTTAAAAACCTTGGGAATGTTAGCCCGACCTACGGCGACGAACGAGTTTAGAACTCGGCGGGAAGCTTTGGCGATACCGATGGGAAGGTTGATAGATGGTAAGCCCGGTTTTTTAATTAGTCGTAAATGCAATCGTTTACGCAAAGCTTTAGCTGGTGGGTATCACTTTAAGCGTGTGGCGATTGGTGCGGGGCAAGAACGGTTTAGAGATACGCCGAACAAAAACGAACACAGCCACGTTGGAGATGCGGCGGGGTATTGTTTGCTAGGTTCTGAGCATAGGATTATGACTAAGGCCCCTACTCGCGGTCGTGTAGCGACGACGCAAGCGAAGGTTTTGGAGTTCAATGTTTTCGACTGAAGAACTCAATCGAGTCATGCCGCTTGATTATCCTCGACATAAATTGGTTAACTGGTCCCCGGCTCACTACCTGATGTGTGACCTCAATGACTTTGATGTAAAGATTGCGGCTCAACACGAAGATTATCTTTCTGTTCTTAGCCAGTACGCCCATGCGGGGGTTGCTTATACCGGGATCGGTGAGGGCAAAGTCTATGCAATGTTTGGGATCTACGAGTATTGGAAGGGCAGTGCTGAAGCATGGCTTATTCCTTCAAAGCACATAGGTCGAAAAACGTTGTCATTCCACCGCACCGCTTTGCAGTTTTTTGAGCTAGCAGCGAACAGAATGGGAATAAAAAGGCTACAGTTCATAATACATTCTGACAACGTTCCAGCAGTCAAATGGGCTGAAAGGTGTTACTTTGAATACGAGGGGACCATGCGACGGTATGGGCCTGATGGTAGTGACTACAAAATTTATTCGAGGTTATTCTAATGGGCGGTCTTTTTAAAAAACCTAAAGCTCCACCACCTGATCCAAGGGTCGAGCAAAATTTACGAGAACAAGAGATTCAAGCGGAACAAGACCGAATTGATAAAGGTAAGCGTATAGCTGCACAAGCTAGTTCGCGTGTAACTGGTGGAACTCGTAGATTGATGGCTGAAGGTGTTACCGCCGGGACGCAAGGTCGAAATACAGCAGATTCATTACAAACAACGTTAGGACGTAACCCAAGGTCTGGCTAATGAAAAAATATATACGAAACCCTAAATTCAACGAGGTGCATGATGTACGGGGCAAAAAAAGGCAAGAAGCCATTGAGCAAGAAAATGAACAGCAAGACAAACAATCTTCGCAAAAAGATGGCGAGTAAATATGGTAAAAAAGGCGTTTCAAAGTAAAGAAGGTGGCTTAAACGAAAAAGGGCGAAAAGCTCTTGGCATGGGTCGCAAGCTTAAAACTGGAACAAACCCGAGGCGGGTTTCATTCGCGGCAAGATTTGCTGGCATGAAGGGGCCAATGAAAGATGAAAAAGGTAGGCCCACAAGAAAAGCTCTAGCTCTAAAGGCTTGGGGCTTTGGTAGTGAAGAAGCTGCTAGAAATTTTGCAGAGAGGCACAAGCAAGCATGAGCTTAACAGAAAGACAAAAAAAGACGCTTGGAAAACACAAAAAGCATCACACCGAACGACATATGCGAATGATGCGTAACCTTATGGGTAAACAAGGAAAGACGTTTACCCAAGCTCACAACGCAGCAATGAAAAAGGTTGGCAAGTAATGTTAGACGTCAAAGAAATAAAAAAGCGATATAAAAGGGCTGAAACGCATAAAGACCAGTGGAGGTCTATTTACGAAGAAGCTTATGAATATGCTTTGCCTATGCGTAACCTGTACGACGGTTATTACGAGGGTAATGTTCCCGGTCAAAATAAAATGAAAAGGGTGTTTGATAGCACGGCTATCCACTCAACGGCCCGGTTTGCAAACCGTATACAATCCTCCCTGTTCCCACCACAACGTCCGTGGTGTCGGCTTCAGCCGGGCCAAGAAATACCCGAAGAAAATAAAATAGAAGCTCAACAAGCTTTAGATTTTTATACGGAAAAAATGTTTGGCGTTATGGCGCAATCTGGGTTTGATCTTGCTATGGGTGAATTTCTACTGGATTTAGCAGTAGGCACGGCGGTCATGCTCATACAGCCGGGAGATGAGATAACACCTATAAGATATACCGCTGTTCCAAGTTATCATATTTCTTTTGAAGAAGGGCCAAACGGTACGGTTGATACGGTATATCGTAAGTTCAAGCGGCCTTTTAACGTTATTCAGCGCGAATGGCCTGACGCAAATATTCCTGACCATATTGTAAAAAAATATGAAGAAGATCCGACGCAGCCATTGGAAATGATTGAGGCTACTTATACCTTAGATAATCAAATACACTATTGCTTGATTACAGCCGAAGAGGACTTCAAGCTATTACACCGTGAACTCAAATCTTTTCCTTGGGTTATCTCCAGATACATGAAAGCGAGTAACGAACGGTATGGTCGTGGCCCCGTGCTATACGCTCTACCCGACATTAAGACATTGAACAAAGTTGTTGAATTAACTTTGAAAAACGCCAGCATTAGTATTGGTGGTGTGTTTACTGCGGTTGATGATGGTGTTTTAAATCCCCAGACAATAAGCATCGTGCCGGGCGCAGTAATAGGCGTTAGCTCGAACGGTGGACCTCGAGGACCATCCTTACAACCCCTACCCCGCTCGGGCGACGCCAACCTCACACAGATTGTAAGCAATGACTTGCGTATAAACATCAAGAAAACGTTGCTAGACGAAAGCTTGCCGCCTGATAATATGTCGGCTCGGTCAGCTACAGAGATCGTCGAAAGGATGAAAGAGTTATCTCAAAATCTGGGTAGTGCTTTCGGTAGATTGATTAGCGAGACTATGTTTCCAATCGTGCGTCGTAGCTTAGAGCTTATGGATGAAATGGGCATGATAGAGCTACCTCTAAAGGTAAACGGGCTACAAGTGAGCGTTATACCTCAGTCACCTTTGGCTATGGCGTCTAACATGGACAAGCTCAACGAGGTTATGCAGTTTATGCAGATATCTCAGATGATGGGGCCACAGGGACAAACATTATTGAGAATGGACAAAGTGGGTGATTATTTAGCCGATCAGTTAGGTATCCCGGCTTCACTTAGAACGACGCCACAAGAGCGTATGCAAATGCAAGAAGAGATGATGCAGATGGCACAGATGGCAGCGCAGCAACAAGGCGTATTGCCGCCTGAAGGAGAACAGGAACAAATGCAATGAGCCAAGCAGAACGTATTCGAAG